CCACAAAAAGCCAAGGGCCGTTGGGTAAAACCCGGCGGCCCTTGCTTTTTTCGTCATCGCATCACATGCTTGGTGCCCAGGAAGGGACTCGAACCCCCACGACTCTCATCGCTAGTACCTGAAACTTTCGTGAAATCCAGTAACTGAGCGGGTTGCAGGCATATTCTGTTCTACAAAAAACAAATATCGGACGCCCTATTTACGGGCGCTCTGGCGCGATTGTAGAACGGTCGTCACCTTTTTCCCGCGTGCTGCGGTGTAGTGCTCTGTCATCGCTTGTGACTTATGCCCAAGTAAATCCTGTGCTGCGTCGAGGCCGGCCTGGTCGCGCAGATCGGTTCCAGACTTGCGGCGTAGATCGCGGAACTGGAAATCCTTGCCATCGATCCCGGCTGCTGTGCGCGCTGCCTCAAAACGGCTGCGCAGCATGGCTTTCGTCATCTTCTTTCCGCGCTCATTGACCAGCAGGAACAGACTGGCGACTTTGTGTTCCGCCTTTCGTGCTTGGATGCGCTCGATTACTTCTGCCAGTGCGCCAGCCAAAGCAATGCGCTGGGCCGTCCCGGTCTTGTTTTGCCGGTATTCCAACATGCCGTCGCGGATTCGCACCAACGTCATGTCGAGCAGGTCGCCTGGGCGCTGTCCGATGTAGTAGGCGAGGTCAATGGCATCCTTCAAGTCCTGCGGGGCTTCGTCATATACCGCGTCGAGCATATCGTCGTGAATGTAGATGTTCTTGCGGCCCGGTAGTCGCTTTGTCCTGACTGCCCCGGCTGGGTTGATGGTGCAGAAGTCGCGTTCAATGGCCCAGGCATAGAGCATGGACAGGACAGCTTTCTCGCGTAATGCGCGGTGCTTGCTTGGCCTCACGCCGTTTCCGCCTTTACTGCGCTGGTCAATATATATCTTGACGTGCGAGGCTTTCACCTGGTCAAGCGGGGCGTCTCCGAACTTCTCCAGCAATTTGTCGAAGGCATAGCCGTAATCGGCTTGGGTGCCGCTGCCGACAGATGCATATTCATCGCTGGCCAAATACATTCCGATCAACCAGCCGACAGTCATGCGCTCTGTCGGTGACGCCTGATGAAGCTTTGCCCAATCCTGTATCGCTAGGATGTAGTCACTACCGAGCGGTATCCACTTGCGCGGCTTTCCTCCGGCATCGTAGTAGTAGAACGTGTTTCCACTTGGCAAGCGCTTGATGCGCATGCGTGGCGGAAGATTACGATTTACTGATGGATGGCGGCCCATGATGGTGTCCAAGTTTTCTGGGTTGGCTCAGGCTTCGCGGTCTTTCCTTCGATAATGGCGCGAGCAATCTTCGGGTGTCCTGCCGCGTTGACGTGAAATGGTATCCCTTGCCTGCGCAGCATTTCAACCTGCTTCGATGGCTGTTTGTATCCAGTCAGGTCGGAAACTTCTTTTTCGGTAAGGAACATCAGAATAGCTCCGAAATTGCCGCGCCGGCACGGCGAGTCTTGGCAGCATTGATCGCTCGCATGGGTGCATCGTGCTTGTTATGGCATTTTTGGCAGAGATGCGCCAAGTTGCTGTCGTCGCAATTTGCCGGATCGTGGTCGTGAATATGTGCAACGGTCAGGACAATGCGGATCAGCTTGTATCCGGTCGCATGCCCCTGCCAATCAGCAACCGTTCCGCGATAAGCGATGACGACAAAACTGCCATCGTCCTCGCGATACCCAATGGCGTAGTTTTTCACTCCGCACCATTCGCACTTGTTGCGCGATCTGGCTCGAATGCGCTCGCGTATCTCTGGCCAGTTGGCCGGGTACTTGGCGCGGTTTTCTGGTTTGATGGGCATATCAGCCTCGCATCCAATGGTGCCTGATGCCCCTTGCCCAGCCAGCGGCATAGACAAAGCTCAGGGCGAAGATTCCCCACTGGCCGGCCTTGAAGGTGGCGAACATCCAGAATGGTTGCGCGATCAGGCCGATGATGCAGGCCCATCGCCGCCAGTTTTCGCGCGGGTCGTTGGCGAGCCAGATGGAGGACATGCCGCACATGGCGATGATGATTTGCTCCGTCATGTCGCGCTCATCAAAGTGCGCACTGCTCTTGCTGCCACTGCCGGAACCCATCCATTGCCAGTGGCTTTGAGTCCGTCCATCCCTCGGGCCACATCATCAGGATTTCTTGGCATCGAGGCGTAGTCATCCGCTGGTAGAGTCGCATCAATTGCTCTTGCAAATTGCCGTCTGCGTGATTCTTCCGTATCAATTTGAATGGGTTTCTGAATGTCCAAGCCTTCCAGCTTTGCGCCGTTGGGGTAAGCAACCATGAAAATCCGGGCTCGATGATGGGCCGCTCCAATGCTGGAAGCTCTGAACACTCCCCATTTCGCATCCATCCCCATTTTGGCCAGGTCTCCGAGAACTCTGCCAAGCCCCCGAGAAGTGAGCATTGGCGAGTTTTCCAGGAGAACGAAACGCGGTCGAACCTCGCGAATGATGCGGGCCATGTCCAACCAAAGGCCGGATCGTTCGCCGTCGATTCCCGCTCCTGATCCACATTGGCTAATGTCTTGGCAGGGAAAGCCTCCGGTAACGACATCAACGCTGCCGCGCCATGGGGTTCCATGGAAGGTGCGCACGTCATCCCAGATCGGGAATCGCTCAAGCGCTCCGTCACGCTGCCTGTCAAGCAGGATGCTTCTGGCTCCGGCATCAAGTTCAACAGCACAGACGGTGCGCCATCCAAGCAGTTGTGCGGCCAGGATGCTTCCCCCCCCCCCAGCAAAAAGTGCCAACTCATTCATCTTCCCCACCAAATACCCGTTTCTCGATTTCGGACAGAACTTTCTCCTGCTTTTCAGTCAGTACGAATCGATTGGAAATGCTTGGTAGAAATTGGTGCTTCTCCCAAGAATTAAGATCGCTGCCGACTGCTTCTGACAGGATGCGATCAACGCGAGTGCGGGGCTCGGTTCTGGTATCAGTCATGATGCTTTAAGTTTTTTCATGTAAGGATGGCATGGTGCGCTGGCGTGAAACAGGCCGCACTTTCGGCACTGAACTTCAGCAAACAGGTCGCCGTTACGCTTGGCATCTTCCCGTTGCATCTGAGCAGTTAGCTGGGCGTAATGAAGCCATGTGCTTCTGACCGCGGCCATGGTGGCGATATCGCTCATGGCTCTTGGCGCTCAAGTGCTGAGCAATCAGGGTGATCGCAAGGACCGGGCGAAAAGTCGCCACATGCACTGCGGTCGCAGTTTGGCTCTGTTAGCGGGCGCGGCTCGTAAGCATTCAGGTCGCGCATGAACATTGACTGCTTGGCCTGATTGCAAATCGGGCAGCGTGGTTCAAGTCCGAGGCCGTTGCAGCTTGGGCAGCGCTCTTTAGTATTCACAGCACACCTCGAATTCATGGCCGCACTCCGGGCAAACCACTTCCAAGTTGTTCGCCTGCTCTGTACCGTTTTCGATGGGCTGCAACCGTTCGTGGTTGTCCCAGAAGTTGTCCTCCCGCAGCAGGTCAACGAACTCCCCGCACTTCGGGCAATCGCAGTTCAGGGATATGTCCCACGTCGCGATCACTTCTGCTTTCTTAATTGTCATGGCTTATGGATTCCGAACCATGTCCATTACCTTCGCAATTCCTTCATCGTCACGGCGAAGCGATGCGCCAAGAAGGTTGTTGCGGTGCATGTACTCTGCTGCTTTCACGGCAACATCATTGCCGGGAGAAACCTGGTTTAGTTGCCGGCACAGTCGATTGATAAGCGAAGTCAGGTTCTCAATGACTACGGCGGCTTCCCGAGTGAGCGCCACTACCGATGGCTCTCCGCCCTCTGCTGCGTCAAGGTCGGCGCATTCGTTGAGGCGATCAACGATGTTCTCTGATGTGTCGTCAAATCCACTCATTCTCTTTTCCTCAATTCGTTTGTGTATCCAGCAGGGTCCGCCGATGCCTGGCTTGACTCGGTTGTGGCATCCCGTCCAAGAGCACTGCATGGCGCTAGAACGGTATGTCATCTTCAAAATCATCAAACGATCCGCCGTTGCCTTGCGGTGCTGCCGCTGGGCGCTGCGGTCTTGATTGTTGCGGGGCGCTTTCGCTGCGAGGTGCGGATTGCTCTCCGTCGCGCTTGCCACCAAGCATCTGCATGGTGTCCGCTGTAATCTCCGTGGTGTAGCGGTCCTGCCCGTCCTTGTCCTGCCATTTGCGGGTCTTGAGCGCACCCTCGATATAGACCTGCGAGCCCTTGTGCAGATACTGGCCGGCGATCTCGGCCAGCTTGCGGAAGAACACGATGCGATGCCATTCGGTCTGTTCTTTCTTCTCTCCCGTCTGCTTGTCTTTCCAACTGTCCGTGGTGGCCACGGTGATATTGCAGACTGCATCGCCGTTGGGCATATAGCGCGTCTCCGGGTCTTTACCCAGATTGCCGACGATGATGACTTTATTGACTGATGCCATTACGCTTCACCTTTCTGCTCTTCAATGCTGCCGATGTGAGCGCATCCGATACAGGCGCGTTCTGTTTGCCTGGTATCGAATGCGCACTCGCGCTGGTCGCCTTCACGGTATTTGTCAAATTCGCTGTGGCACCCGTACATGCAGGACTTCACTGGCAGGCGCTCATCCATGCTCATGTCAGTACGCCTTTCCGCCTTCTGACCTGCGGTGCTCTGGCTTGTGGTCTGCCCGCTGCGCGTTGTATTCCAGCTTCTCAGCGATTGCTCCACCTAGATCGAGTCCGAATCCGCCAGCAAGATCGAAGATGCGGATAACAGCGTCTGCCAGTTCGACTTCAATGCCTGGCCTGTGGGTGAGCTTTTCGTCCATCAATCCTTTGCGGTGCGCTTCCATGGCTTCGCTGACTTCAGAGTGGATCAGGCACAGCAGTTCGCCCACATTCCGCTTCCCGCGCATGTCGTCGCCGGTCTTGAGATCATTCCACCAGCCGGACTGGAGGGCCAGTCTGTGACATGCCGCCGTCAGTGCTGCTCCGCATGCGATTACCTCGAAGTCTGTGACTCCGGTATTCCCGATTAACTTGCTTCCTTCGTTAATATTCACAGTGATTCCTCTACGTAAATTTAGGCGGAGCGGCCTGACGTTCCCCCGGGAACCCCCAGAGACAGGCTGTATGGCTGCACGCGGATAATCCGCAGTACCAACTAGCGCCCCTTGATCGTTAAGCCTGGCCGTGCAGGATCATGAAGCCGGTCGCCTCCTTGATCTGGTCAAGTGCGGATTGAACAGCGGTCTTGAAGGCGCGGTCCGGGCGGATGAGTTCGTACCAGAATTGCACCTTGCCTCCGGTGTCTCGGTACTTCAGTCTCGCCTCGATCGGGTAAGCATCGCCGCTGCCCTCAAATACAGGCAGGCCCAGCGTGAAGCGCTGGAACACCTCCATGCTGGTGCGCGTGTCCTTGTCTTCATCCTCGATATACTCAAAGCGCACGCCCCCTGATTGCAGGTTGATACGGCTTTTCAGTTTCTTCTCGGCGGTCGCTTCAAAAGCCAGCGCCATCGTGAGAATTTGCGCGCCGGTTGGCATGCCGGCCACGTTGGCGATGTCGCCAAGATTGTCTTCGAGCCATGTCGCAAAGTCGGCCTGGTTCATGTTTGTCTTGTTCTTGCCTATCCAGCGCTTCCACTCGACGGACAATGCCGGCGCAAAGGTGCAGCGATGATCTCGCCACTTCGCCGAATCGGCGGCGTTGTCGTTGATGACGGCCTCAAGGACGCAATGCGACTTCTCGCCATCGATGTCTGCGTAGATCACGCATTCATCCAGACTTCCGTGTTTCTTTGAATAGTCGATGAAGCTGCCTGTAGTGGTGACGCTGACAGTTGCATGCTTGCGCGCCGGAACTGGAAGAAGGTGCTCCAGCGAATGCACGGTATAGCCATCGGGCGCGACCAGATAGGGAATGCCGTTCTCCGGCTCGATGAAGGCTTCCAGGTCGGATGTGATCGGCGAGCGTGGTACGCCAACGGCGGAACCGTAACGCAGTAGCATCTCGGCATCGCCGCGCGGGGTTTTTGTATTGGGTGTTTGGGTGGGCTGATTCATGTCGACTCCTTATGCGGCCACGGTTTTGAGTTCGCGCACCGGCTCGGTGGCGACGGGTTTCAGTTCCAACTTGGTCTGGCGAGGATCGTCCGCCATCAGATTGCCCTCCGGTGTTGGCCACAACAGCGACTCGGGCGGCAAACCTTTCGGCTTGGTGATCTTCACTTCGGCCATGACCGCCAGTGCGCCGGCCGTGCTGGGCTTGATCTTGATGCTCATCGTCAAGCTGCCGGCCTTGTTGTTGGCAACAACAGCGGCAATTACTTCAGACAGCTTTGCGCCAGCCACGTCGAGGACCGGGCGAAGGTCGCCGTTTTCGTCTTCGATGCGAACATCGCGGATGTTTTCGTTGATGGGTTTGGTCACTTCACTTCTCCTTTGGTGGGTTACTGCACGTAACTGAGTTGGTTGCGCAGGGCGTAGCCTTCGAGCGCCCATATCTTTCGCTTGGCATCGTCTCGGGCGATGCGCTTGCCGAGGTCAATGTCAAAGTTCTCCGGGCTGGCGCAGGCGCTCTCGCCAACAACCGTGAAGCCGTTGAGCAAGGTGATGCAGCAGACGGTGACGGTCGTGCCGGGGAACTGGTGGAAGGCTTCATGCACAATGATTTCTTCAATGCGTTCGGGCGTGATGCGCGGCGCAGTGAGGTCTTTGGCCTGAATTTCCTGTTCAATGGTGGTCATGGATTATTCCTCCGCCGTGGTTTCGGTTTCGGCGGTGGCGTCTTCGACCTTCATGCCGGCCTGCATGTTCTCGGCCACGGAAAGCGCCGAGGCAATAGAGATGGTGTAGGTGTTGCGTGCAACATGGCGCAGCGCTTGCGCTTGATTGACGGCCTTGACCATCGAAAAGCCTCCGGCCTTGTTTTGTACGATGTAGATTCTTGCGATGGCGCTCACTTGGTTTCTCCGATCTTGGTGAATTTGAAGGCTGGTTTGATGTGCTTGTGAAGATGCGAGCCCAACGATTCCGCCTTCTGGAACTTGGCGAAGTCATCGGCGCTGACGCCGTGGTAGTGGTACAGGGTGCCGCCATGCTTGAAGCGCACGGCCAGGGTGTCTCCGTCATGGCCGATCTCGGCGATCTGGCCGCTTTTCACGGCGGACATGGCGATGGTTTTGGGTTTGGTGGTCATGCGGCTCTCCGTGTGCGAAGGTTGCGGACGTAATCGAGCACGTTTTGCAGTTGGCTGACATGAAGCGCATTCAACTCGTCGTTGATTAGCTCGCGCATGGTTGATGCGGTTGCCATTGCCGGAACAAACACTTCCTTTGCCGTAGCCACAGCTACATCGCCAAGACTCACTGAAGGCTGTTGGATCGGCGTCTTAGAAAGCGGATTCGCGTTCATTGAGTCATCACGTAGCTTCTCGGCTGCTTCTGTCTTGGCGTTTTCTGTGTCAATGCGCGCCTGTTCCTCGGCCTGGATGCGCGCTTGCGCCTTTCGGTCTTCGGCCTCCTTGTGCTGCGTTACGCGCATGGCAACCAGATTGGCGAAGTCGTCGGTTGCCTTAGTGCAGACACTAGCGAAGTCCGGGAAGATGATGGCCGGATCGCACAGCGTCTCCATGACGCGCTTGTTGATCTCGATGCGGTCAGCCACTTCGGATACGGCGATCTTGGCGCGCGCGAGTTCGGTATCCACCGCATCACGCAGGCTTGCGACAGACTTCTTGCCTTTGATGGCGGTGGCGAAGTCAGCGGCGGCAATGCTGATGTAGTTGCTGCCTAGTCGGCGATTGATCTGTGTGACGTGATCGGCTAGCTTGGCCTGGCCTTCCTGCATGATCTCCATGCGGATGCTTTCCTTGCGCGCCTTCACCAGCTTGTCCAGATTCAGGCGCTTGGCTTTCATCTCGGCGGACAGGGCGTCAATGGTGCGGAAAAGCTCATCGATGCTGGCGGTTTGTGACAGCGCCTGCGACTTGACCATCTCCAGCTTCTTTTCGCCATCGCCCAAGAACTTCACGGTCTTTTCGGCAATAGCGAAGTCTTCGTCGGTCTTCAGATCGGTGTTGATCGCCTGAATGCGGGCGGCAACCAATCCTTTCCAGTCGGCCATGTTGGACGCCGTGACGGACCCGACAAGCTCTACGGTCAGCGCCGGTAGTTCGTCAATGGCGGCAACGACAGGGACGGAAACAGTCTCGACGTGCTGGTAGCTGGCCAGATCGATAGCGAACTGCTTCCAGCCAGCGATCAGTTGCACGCGGCGCTTGGGATCGGACTCGTACCACAAGCTGACGGTATTGGCTTCGCCGTCCGATACCGTGAAGAGCACCTTGCTTGCGCCAGATACAAGAAGCTGCTGTTCCATTTGCGGCCAGTGTGTATCCGGCACCACCCCATTGCGCACCTGGGCGGCGAACATTTCATTGTGGAGCTTGTTCTCCCAAGCTATCGACTCGTCCATGGTCAGGCCGTCGAAGCTGGCCAGCAGCGGCAAGCCTTCCACTTCGCGGGCTCCGGTAGCTGGATAGAGTTCTTCGCCGATGAAGTCTTCGGCCCATGCGCGCGTCTTCGCTTCGGCCTCGTGGCCAGCATCAAAGCGGCGCTGGGTGGCATCGTCAATGTCCTTGGCGATGCCGGTCGACTTCTGGCGCAACAGTTCGGATCGCGTCATGTACTTCGAGAGCCCGAGCATGGCCGGCGCTTCGCTGGCGGTGAAGTGCTTGGCGCGAACGTCCAGCCATTCCTGAGAGCCTTGGGTGAGGTTGAGTGTTTTCATGGCTTACCCCCTGTCCGCTTCTGCCTGAACATCGCGGATCGCGGTCTTCTGGTCTTCGGTCAATGTCGCCCGCGAACACACCATGCCGATGATGGCGTCGGCAGTCTTGGTGCCTTCACGGATCATCTCCGCCCACTTGGGGAAGTTCTCGGCGAACTTCTCGTTGGTGTAGGCCGGTAGTGGTTTGTCTTCGCGCTTGGTAACAATCTCGCCGGTTGCGCCGTCAATGGTCTCGCCTTCGTAGGCCAGTGGCTTGCCTTCCATTTCCTCGGCGGTCGGCGCTGCGCCAATCTCGGGGAATGCTTTGCGCAACGCCTGTGCCTCGCAGCACTTGGCAATCTGCGCGTAAGGGCGCTTGCGCCACATGGCGTTCGGGGCTACTGAGTCCTTGCCTGCTGTCGCGTAGTTCTCTTTCCAGAATTCCTTGGAAGTGAATTCAACGATGGCCCCATTGCTCATCTGGCGCTTGATGGTGGTCTTGCACCAGCGCGGATAGGTGATCTCGGTGCCGCCAAGGGTCTCGGTAATGTCTTCACCGAATTCCGGCTCAGTCATCCCGGCATAAGCGCCCGAGCGTGCCGCCTGAGTGCGGTACAGGCCGATGCCAGGCATGACGACATCGCGCCACTCATATTCCTTGGTGCCGCCCTTCTTGACGCTCATTGGCACCAGATGGACTGGCTTTTGCATCGGATCAAGGCCGGATGCCTTGCAGTAGTTGATGACCAGTTTGATGCTGGATTCCTGCGCCCCAGGGTAGAGCGAGTTCTGGAGAACGGACATCAACTCCGTCTCGTTCATTTGTAGGGCGGGAAGCCCTGGGGATTTCGCGGTTGCGACGGCAGTGCTCATGTGTTGCTCCTTGTGTGCTGTGGGTCTTGTTGTTAGATCGTTGCTTTCGCCAGGCTCCAGGCGGTGCGAACCCCGTAGCCTTGACGCAGGTAGTACAGAAAATCGAGGGTCAGTTTTTTCATGCGGCTCTCCGCATGGCTTCTGTTTTGAGAGGCCGGACGGAGACCTTGAACGGCTTGTCGTTAATGCCGGACAGCTTCATCTCGACCGCTTGCACATTGGCCGAGCAGGAGTCGGTGGCCAGAATGTGCAGTTGCTCAATACCGCTTTCGGTGGTGACGGTGACGCAAAATGGAATCAGTCGCGGCCCGTATAAGTCGCGCTCTGCCTCCGCCAGCAGGCGATTGCTCTCAGCCAGTTCGTCATCGGTGAAGTTGCGCGCTACCGCGATGCCGAGGCGAACGGCTTGCGCTTCCTGCGTCTTGCGCATCAGGGTGAATAGGCTGCTCATGATCCGGCCCATTCGTTGTAGGCTTGCTGATCGACCGCCTTAATAAGAGCATCCGACAGTTCAGCGCAGGCCGCGCGGCGCAGGATGTCGTTCTCGCAGCCAATGTTCATCAGGATCATGCCCAGCCGGAAGCCATTGGTCAGGCTGTACGCGGCCAGAGCAATCCAAAGCTCTTTGGGGTCTTTGAATATCTCCGCCGTGCGAAGCTGGATGAACTTCTCTTCCGCCACACACAATGGACATGCTGGGTTCGGGTTGCGGGTGGAACCGCTGATGCTTGGTTGGGTGAGCATGACTACCTCCGCTGTTCGTTTCGATTACCTACCGGCCTCAGTGGTGTCCTTGTCCGTATGCGGCGTGTCGGCGATGCCATTGACGCTTTACCGGGGGAGCTTCACGACTCGCGTGTTTTGCTTTGGCTTGGGTGGAATATAGGCGTATATGCCTAACCGTGTCAAGGCATAAATGCCTTATCGCGTAAATAAATATGCCCGCTCAATGGCGGGCATGAAAAGTCGGCGCTGGTAGGACGGCGCTGTTACATCACAATGAGAATGCTATGGATTGGGAAAATTAACGCCTGAGTTAAGTGCCCATGAAATCCCTGCAACAACCAAAATGGCAAGCCACTCGGCCAACAGCAGCGAGATGTCCACATAGCCAACCAAACCATAGCCATCAGACTTCGGCCATGACAGGATGAATCCATAGCCGATGCCACTGATACCGCCGCTCGGAAAACCAACGACAAAGGGTGGAAACATCAGTGTTACGGAGATTGCAGCTATCACTGCGTAGGCGATTCGTCGCTGTACTCTTCCCATGTCGCCAATCAACTTCGGTTTCCTTTGGAGTCGCTAGTTGTGCCTATGATGCTTGATGTGACGGCAAAGCTAATAAACATCACGACAGCAATACCGATGGTTGCTGGTATGTAATCAGATGCGGGCCTATCGTGGGTGATGTATGCGTACATCACCCACAAAGGTACTGCCGCGTGAATGGCTATATTGATATTGATACGCCAGTTTTCAGAGATGTTAAGGTAGTCGAACGCCTTGGATAGCGCGACAACACCAAGGAACCATGTAACCAGCACTACAAGACCCCAAGCGTCACCGCTTCCCTCATGAAATTCAGATGGCAGTGGATTCATTTGTTGCTCTTCTCGGATGTTGGTTTCCATCGCGAGCTTGGCTGTGCCCGCTCATCAGTAAAGCAACTTCCTGTTGGCGCGTACTCAATGACGCGACCATCCTTGATGTAGAAAATGTTGTTGCACACATTCTCATTCGTCCCGCAGAAGGTGTTCCCGGCGTAATTCGCCTTATTTCCAGAAGCCTTTGCTGTGCCTGAATTAAAACAGCTTGTAATTGAGCTTCCGTTTGCGTAATTCCTTATCTCAAGACCGCTGTCAGCAATTCGCCTGGTCATGCTCATTGAGTTAAATATCGAGTGAGTATCTAAAGCCTCTACCGGTACGCCAATCCAAGCATTCAGGTCTTGCTGGCGCACCGTGGCGCAACCATTTAGGGCTGAAACGGCTGCAACTGTCAGCATGCAAAGAAACGGTAAATTCATATCTATGTCTTTCGCTCAATTGCCATCGAACAATGATGATTGTTTAATCCGTCGGGGCCAGTCCGCCATCCAGATCACGCTACTTTTTTCTGACGATCCAGTGTTTCCAGTGTTGCGCGGGCGCTAGAAAGCCATATTTCCCTAACGCCGGACTCAAGATGTGGAAAGGCATCAATTAGCATCTGTTCATCCTTGCTCATCGACGCAGCACCGCTCCCGCCTTCTGGAGATATAAGCTGCCATGGTGACAGAGAAAATACTGATGCAACAGCTTCAATGATCTCAAGCGTTGGATTCCCCTCGTTACTCTCAAGGCGTCCAATCGTTCGTTGATTTATTGGCGCGTGTGTTTTCCCTGCGCTTTTCGGCCTGCGAAACGATGATGCTCTTTTGGCTACCTCCGTCTGCGACAAGCCGTGGGCGTCTCTCAGTGCCTTGCATCTTTCTGCCAAAACGGCTTGTGCGGGTAGGTATTTTTCCATCGTTCGATCCTAACCACAGGCGTTAGGCAAGTATGCCTTGACGAAATAAGGCGTATATGCCTAAAATGACGCCACTATGGATATAGACCTGCTCAAGGCTGTTCGAAAAAGGCTCGCCGACGATGTTGGAAATCTTCGAAGGGTTTCTGCTGATTCTGGAATTCCTTACGACACCATTCTCCGAATAAAGAATGGCGAGGGCGATCCTGGATACAGCAAGGTTCACGCGCTTTCCAGGTTGTATGGAATAACGGCGCAAGTTGGCGCTGGCGACTCGGCACCAATCCAGGAGGCCGCTTAAATGCCCCGCCCTACCTTCCGCTACAAGCTGATGTACGTCCTTGTCACTCGCGCCTGCCAAGCCATCGGTGCGCAGTGGCGCGCAGACCAAAACAAACCCCACTGACACCATGCCAACCAGTCTGTCACGGACGGGCAGCACGCATCCGCTCGGAAAGCTCACGGCAAAAATATCCGAGTTCCGGGTATCCGAAGAAACCCATGACGAGCTTGAGCGCCAGGCGCGCGAGGCCGGGCTGGGTTTGTCTGAGTATGTCCGTGAAGTTCTCATGATTCGGGCGCATGGTGTGGATATGGTTCGCAGCCTATATGAGCGTCGGCTTGCGTTGGTTTCAGGAATGTCCGATGAATGTCGCGGGAAATCCTGACGGTGCGCAAGTGGTCGCCATCTCCGCAACCCTCTCTCGCCGATCAACTGAAGGCGCATCAGCCGCCACCGGCAGACGTTGTTGCCGCCTGGCCAGCAAATCCATTCCCCAAGGGTGTTCGTCCGGGCTCGGCAACCGAGAAGATCATGCTGGCGCTGAATGCAGCGCATCCCCGCTGGATGGAGCATTGGGAGTTGATGCGCATTACCGGCAGATCGCGCGGCGCGGTGTGCTGGGGCGTCCGGTATCTCGCCGAGAACGGTTTGGTTCGGTCGATCAAGTCGGCCAGGCATCCGCAATACCTTCGTTATCAGGCGGTGATAACTGTGGCCAAGGCTGAGTGATGGGCGAGACATTCGATCTATTCTCAAGCGATCCGGTCTCTGCGGCTATGCGCCACTCGGGCCAGTTCAGGCCGGACTTCATTTCATGGTTGCGAGATAACGGGCATGTCTTCGCCGAGATTGAGCGCAGGGCATTGCAGGTCGCCTCACGGCGCAGTCACTACTCGATGCGGACAATCATTGAGGTGATTCGCCACGATACGGCTATCGGCGAGCTTCGCGGAGAGTTCAAGGTCAACAACAACGCCGCACCTGACTGCGCCCGATTGTTCGCGCTGCTGCACCCGCAGCATGCCGGCCTGTTCGAGTTCCGCGAGCACAAGGCGGCGGCATGAAGAAATACGAAGCATGCCCACAAGGTCTCGACTGGCGCGAATGGCGCAAGTTACTCGACCTTGTTGAGCATCACAAGTCAATGGGGGCAGGCGCTGCGCAGCGCCGTCCTGGCAAATCCCCTGTTCTGGGACATGCCCCCACCCATCACTCGCAGGGGAAGGGGTAAATCATGGAATGGAAAGCGCAGTACAAACATCCAAACTGGCAGAGAAAGCGGCTTGAGGCGCTGGAGGCGGCGAACTTTACCTGCCAGCTTTGCGGTGACAAGGAGTCACAGCTTCATGTTCATCACAAGCGATACGTCAAAGGCAGGATGATTTGGGAATATGCAAACACAGAGCTTAGTGTGCTTTGCGAGCCATGCCACCTTGATTCTCACGACCAGAAAAACCTTTTTTCAAGGCTGATTGCTGAAAGTCCAATTGCTTCGCATGGCGAGTTCGCGCCACTGCTTTACGGGTACTTGTCATCAAACAAAGCATTCTCAAGCAGCGTTGAGTCACTTGGCCTGCATGAATTCCATGATGCAGACCCATTTGCTTACTCCATTGGCTATGTCGCTGGCGAGCTTGCATGCCTGAACATACACAACATCCATCACCTTTGCGGGCTCACCAAGGATCAGTGGGAAGCTGTCGTCAAGTTTGTAGAAGGCGGATTCCATGGCAAGGATTAGAACGGTAAAGCCGGAATTCTTCCGCCATGAGGGATTGCAGGATTTGGAAATCGCCAACCCTGGAAAGTACCCAATGATGGTGTTTGCTGGCCTTTGGGGTCACTGCGACAAGGACGGCCGGTTTGAGTGGCGACCGAGGCAATTAAAGCTCGACATCCTGCCGTTCCTTCCGTTCGATATGGCTGAAGTTCTTGGCATTCTTGAGCAAGCTGGGTTTATTGAAAGCTATCTGGCAGAGGGGAAGCGTTACGGCGTGATTCGCTCATTCAAGGAACATCAGAGACTTTCCGGAAAGGAATCGCAAGACGGCGGGAAGCACCCGGCACCAAGCGAAGATGAACCAGAAATAGAACAAGAAGCATTAGTGAAGCATCGGGGAAGCATCGGGGAAATACCAGAATCCCAGGAAGGGAAAGGAAAGGAAAGGAAAGGAGAAGAGGAAGGGAAGGGGTGTGGGGAAGGGGGCGACACGCCTTCGGCTTCGCCTCCGGCCACCTCCCGGGGCTCTCGCATTCCTGAAGACTGGAAACTTCCAAAGCCTTGGGGCGAGTGGGCGATGAAGGAGCGCGGATGGTCAGAGACTGCCGTGCGCCTGGTTGCCGAAAAATTCAAGGATCACTGGTCTGCGCAACCCGGACGGGCGGGATCAAAGCTCGACTGGCAGGCGACTTGGCGGAATTGGGTGCGCAACGAAGCGGCGCAGAAGGTTGAAGAGCCAGTGCGATCCAGCAAACCGCCAGACATTTGCGTCTGCTGCGGCGCTGAAGCGTCGTATTCGATGATGGGGAAATCGTACTGCACCAGGCACGACAAGTATTCGATTCCGCAGGCGGTGGCCGCATGAAAACCTGTGACTGCGGCGGCGATCTGCTACGGCATGGGGTGACGCGCTACAAATCCGAACAGTCCGTGGTGGGCGTGCGCTACAAATGCCGCGAGTGCGGCAGGTCTTTCACGCAGCGCATGGCTGATGACAAGCAGGGTGGCGCGCTATTTTTCAACGCAACCGGGCGACCGCATCGCAAGGACTGGAGAATGTCGGCATGAGTGTCGCTTGCGTGTCCTGCAAGGAATTCAGCATGAAGCGCGTGCAGCCGGAGTGGGCGCATCGCGGCTTCGGTCACTGCGCGCACCGGGCCCCGTTCATTCGCCATCACGCGACCAAGGACCGGGATTGCGACAAGCACGTGCCTGACGCAGCAGAGGTCGTGGCGGCGCGGGCGGAGTGGATCAGGAGGCGCGGTCTGTGAGCGAGAAGCGGATATTCCGGTTCGTTCATGCCCAGGCGCGGCGGTCGGCGGCTGATCTGTGCCTGAGCGCACCTGACGGATACATCTGCACGATTCAGGAGCCAAACCGTTCGCTGGACCAGAATGCGGCGCAGTGGCCCATCCTTCAGGCGTTCGCAGATCAGCTTGAATGGCCGGTAAATGGGCAGATGGTGAAGCTCACCGACGAGGAATGGAAGGACGTTCTGACCGCTGCATTCCGCATGGATCAGCCACGGATCGCCCAGGGGCTGGATGGCGGCATGGTGCTGCTCGGGCAGCGCACCAGCAAGTTCGGCAAGCGGGAGTTCTCGGACTGGCTGGAATTCCTGCATGCCACGGCGGCGGCGCGGGGAGTGAGGATTTATCCACAGGAGCGCGCGGCATGACGTTCCGCTCCCGTAAGCTGCTCGATCTGGCCAACGGTGCGCCGTGCATGGCCTGCGGTGCCGAGGATGGGACGATTGTCGCGGCACACGCCAACTGGTCGGACTTCGGCAAAGGCATGAGCCACAAGGCCAGCGATGCGGCGATTGCCTTCCTGTGCTACCGCTGCCACTCGGAACTGGATCAAGGCGCGCTGATGTCAAAGGCGGAGCGCCGGTCGGTGTGGATGGAGGCGGCAGTCAAGACGTGGGTATGGCTGGTGGAAACCGGAAAGGTGGTGCTGGCATGAGCCTATCCCTCGCCGAATACCGGGATAACCCGAAGGTGCGCAAGCACCAGAAGTATAAAAACAAGGTGACGGAGACCGATGACGGGCGCTTTGACTCTGAGGCGGAATATCGCCACTGGTGCCACTTGAAGATTCGCCTGCGCCTGGGTGAGATCGCCAACCTGCGCCGGCAAGTGGTGTTCGAGTTGGCTCCGGCTGTCGTGATCCAGGGGCGCAAGCGCCCGCCACTGCGCTACATCTCGGACATGGTGTATGAGGAAGGCGGAAAGACGGTGGTCGCGGACGTGAAAGGGGCGGTGACGCCTGAATACCGGATCAAGCGGCACCTGATGGCATCAGTGCACGGCGTTGAGATAAGGGAAATACGGGCATGACCAGGACAAAAGTGACCAAAAAGGTTAAGGCTGGCACGTCAAAAGTGTCCGCAGAAGAGAGAAAACGCCTGTTTGTTGAGGCGTATATGTCCAATGGCCGAAATGCCACTGCTGCCGCTCTGGCAGCGGGTTACAGCAAAGGTGGTGCATCAAAGCAGGGGTATCGAATGTCCAAAGACCCCGAAATTTTGTCCATGATAGACATTCGGCGCGATGAAATACTTGCTCCGCTCAAGATCACGACCGAGAGAGTGCTGCAAGAAACGGCGCGGATTGCCTTCTCGGACATCGGCAGAATCATCGGGCCGGACGGCAAGGTTCTGCTGCCGCATGAGCTTGATGAAGATACGCGGGCGGCTGTTTCCTCGTTCAAGATTGATGAGTACGGGCGCATCGAGTACAAGTTCTGGGACAAGAATTCAAGCAGCGAGCGTTTGTTCAAGCATCTGACGCTCTACAAGGAAGACAACGAGCAGAAGAAGCCGGCGATCAACATCGGTCGCATTGAGCTTGTGCCGCTGCGTGGTGTGAATGACGACAGCGCAGATTGAGCTACCGCCCAAGCTGATCGATGTATTCGACGGCGAGGCGGACGTTCGCGGGGCGTTCGGCGGTCGTGGCTCAGGAAAGACGCGCTCATTCGCCAAGATGGCGGCGGTCTATGGCTACATGCGCAGTGCGGTCGGGCGCGAAGGTATCATTCTGTGCGGCAGGCAGTACATGAATTCACTGGCCGACTCGTCCATGGAGGAAATCAAGGCGGCGATTCGCAGCGATCCGTGGCTGGCCGATCACTACGAGATCGGCGAGAAGTTCGTGCGCACACGAGACAAGCGGGTGCAGTTCGCCTTCGCTGGCCTAGATCGCAGTATCGACAGCATCAAGTCAAAGGCGCGGCTACTGCTGTGCTGGGTGGATGAGGCCGAGCCGGTGACTGAGGATGCCTGGCGCACGCTGATTCCTACCCTGCGAGAGGAAGACTCCGAGTTATGGGTGACGTGGAACCCAAAGCGCCGACACTCAGCGACGGATGCGCGCTTTCGTGATTCACCTGATCCGCGCATCAAGGTGATCTCGCTCAACTGGCGGGATAACCCGCGCTTCCCAGCCAAGTTGGAGCGCGATCGTATGCGCGACTTTGAGGAAAGGCCGGATTCCTACGCCCATATCTGGGAGGGCGAGTTTGTCTCGGCAGTGGAGGGCGCGTACTACGCGAAGGCGCTGGCCAAGGCAAAAGAGGACGGCCGCATTGGTCGCGTTGCTGCTGATCCGCTACTGACGCTGCGGGCCTTTATCGACATCGGCGGGACCGGTGCGCGGGCGGATGCCTTTGCGATGTGGATCGCTCAGTTTGTCGGGCGCGAGATTCGGGTTGTGGATTACTACGAGGCTGTTGGCCAACCGCTTGAGGCGCATCTGGTGTGGCTGCGCGAGAAAAAGCTGACGCCAGAGCATCTGCAAATCTGGTTGCCCCATGACGGCGCTACCCATGACAAGGTGTTTTCGGTGAGCTACGAGTCGGCGCTGACGCAGGCCGGCTATTCGGTAACGGTGGTGCCGAATCAGGGCGTGGGGGCGGCCAAGGCGCGCATTGAGGCGGGCAGGCGGATATTTCCGATGGTCTGGTTCAATGCGGACACGACAGAGCCTGGCCGCGAGGCGCTGGGCTGGTATCACGAGAAGCGCGACGAGAACCGGTACATCGGGCTCGGGCCTGAGCATGACTGGTCAAGCCATGCGGCAGATGCCTATGGCTTGATGGCAGTGGCCTATGAGTTGCCGAAGAATGCGCCGACTCAGATCAAGCGGCGCGGATCGGCACTGGCACGATGACGACGATTGCCTGGGATGGCCGCACACTTGCGGCAGACAAGGGCTCGTGGTCTGGCGGGCTGCATCAGGCTGTCAGGAAGGTTCATCGCATCACCGCACCCGATGGCCGGCGCTTTCTGGTGGCGATGGCTGGTGATTCGGTGTTCGCTACGCTCTGTCTGTCCTGGATGCAGGGGAAGATTGATAGCCCCGGGCATTGCCTCGATGATGACAAGAGCCGGGACGTGATGGTGGTGATCGACGAAAAGCATCGCATCTGGCGGCTGAGTTCGCGTCTGGTCTATGTGCCCTATGAGGGCAAGGTTCATGCGCACGGCGCTGGGCAGGAGATAGCGCTTGGTGCTCTGATGGCTGGGGCGGATGCGGTCAAGGCGATCAGGATCACTGCGAAGATTTCAGACTTTGCAGCGCGGGGCGTTGATTTTGTGAGGTTCTAACGGGCAAAGCCTCGTGCCATGCGTGGCACTCTGCGGCTCATTCCACTTGGAGCCGCACATGGGCAGACTATCTCTTGACCTGAACAAGGCGTACCTGCATCGCAATATCGGCGATCTGGTCATCATCTATACGTGGGTCAATGACGAGCGCGCCATGGTGCTCATTCCCGCCTACCGCAAGAATGCGGCCTGGTACATCGTCCTTGAGTCTGCCTCATACAAGTACGACAACAAAGACTACCTCAAGAAACAATGCCTGATCGCGGCGGATGTTCTGGGCATGGAGCCTTCGCCGAATAACTGGCTGAAGCTGGCGACGGTGATTCATGACGGCCTGCCCGACTTGATCGAAATGCCGTCAGCACCGGAAGACAAGATTCTGACGCCCAGCCTGGGCGAGATGCGCATGTACGCCGATGGCTCGCTGATTGCCGGCGAAGAAATACGGGTTGAGCGCGAAGAGGGTGCGACTTATGGCTGATCCGTTCGAGATTGGCGTTCGCCGTCGCGCGACAGGCGATTACGCATCCGATCTGATTGACGAGGTTTCTGCCTCGAAGGCGATGGCCACACGCGACAATCATCCGCTGGATGGCGATGAGGCGCGCAATACCCATCGCAAGCTGCTCGATTGGTTCTATTTCGAGCGGACCAAGCAGGCGGAAAACCGCATGCAGATGGCGCTTGATGCTGACTTCTACGATGGCGAGCAGTGGGATGCGGATGACGCGCAGATTCTTGCTGAGCGCGGCCAGGCTCCATTGGTGTTCAATGAAGTCGCCCCCATGGTGGATTGGTTGATCGGCACGGAGCGCCGGACTCGCGTTGATTGGAAGGTGCTGCCGCGCGCTGAGGATGATGTCCAGTCCGCCGATGTGAAGACCAAGGTGCTCAAGTTCGTCTCTGACTTGAACCGCGTGCCGTTCGCCCGGTCTCGTGCTTTTGCTGATGCGGCCAAGGTTGGGATCGGCTGGGTAGATGATGGCGCGCGGGACGACCCAACTCAGGACATTCTCTATTCGCGCTACGAAGACTGGCGCAATGTGCTGTGGGATTCGTCCGGCTATGAGCTTGATCTGTCCGACTGCCGCTACGTTTTCCGCTGGCGCTGGGTGGATTCGGATATTGCTGAACTGATGTTCCCCAAGCGGCGTGAGCAGATTCGCCGGTCGGTGATCGATTCGGGCTCGGCGACTGAGGGCGATGTCGATCAGGATTGGTATCTCGGTGAAGCGGTGGCGACCAGTGGCACGCTCTACGCATCGGGCGATGGCGTCTATGGCGAGGCATCGCGCAAGCGAATTCGCCTGATCGAGTGCCAGTTCAAGATGCCGGCGCAGGTCAAGATCGTCGCCGATGGCCCGATGAAGGGTGCCTATTTCAATGAAATGGATCGGGCGATGGCCGAGCACCTGGGCAACAACCCGGCAACGATCATCGACAAGATGGTGATGCGCACGCACATTGCCGTGTTCACTGAGGCGGATATGCTGGCGCTGTCGCCTTCGGTGTATCGCCACAATCGATTCAGCCTGACGCCGATCTGGTGTTACCGCCGTGGCCGTGATCGCCTGCCCTATGGCGCGATTCGTCGGGTACGTGACATTCAGCAGGACTTGAACAAGCGGGCATCGAAAGCCCTGTTCATGCTCAATACCAATCAGATCATTGCCAACAAGGGCGCGGTGGATGATCCGAACGTGGCGCGGGATGAAGCTGACCGGCCCGATGGTTACGTGGAGACCAATCCCGGCAAGGAATTCGTTATCCGCCGTGATACGGATGCGGCGACCGGCCAGATTCAAATGATGACGCTGGATGCGCAGAGCATTCAGAAGTCAGTTGGCGTCAATAACGAGAACCTGGGCCGGCAAACCAATGCGGTATCGGGCGAGGCCATCAAGGCGCGCCAGATGCAGGGATCAGTCTCGACCACGGAACCGTTCGATAACCTGCGCTATGCCGTGCAAACGCAAGGTGAGAAGCAACTATCTCTGGTGGAGCAGTTCTACTCTGAGGCGAAGGTTGTGCGCCTGACCGGATCGCGCGGCGCTATTGAGTGGATCAAGATCAACCAGCCGGAGCAAATGGACGATGGCTCGGTGCGCTACATCAACGACATCACGGCCAGCATGGCGGATTTCGTGGTGGCGGAGCAGGACTACGCTGGCACGCTTCGCCAGGTGATGTTCGATGGCATTACCGCCATGGCGCAACGCCTACCGCCTGAAGTGGCGCTGCGGCTGTTCGTGATTGCCATGGAGTTCTCCGATCTACCGAACAAGGATGAAATCTCCGATGCGTTCCGGCGCATTACTGGCGACCGCGACCCGAACAAGGAAATGACGCCAGAAGAGGCACAGCAGGCCGAGCAGCAGATGCAGGCGCAGGCTGAAGCCTTGCAAATGCAGCGCGAGTCGGCAACGTTGGCACTCGAAGAGCAGCGCGCCAAGGTGGAGAAGCTCAACGCAGAAGCAGCCAAGATCATGTCAGAGGCGCAAGGCGGAAACGGCATGGAGCCCGAGTACGAGCAGGCGCTACGCCAGATTCAGGAGCAAGCCGCTGCCAAGCTGGAAGCCATGGCCGATCAGTTGCGCAAAGTGCAGATGGATGCGGCCAATAAGACCATGGCCATCAATCGTGATGCGGACGTGAAGATTGAGGCGGCGCGCATCGATGCCTCCAGCCGTGAGCGCGTGGCCGAGATTCAGAACGCGGCGGCGAAGCAGATGGATTCGCTCATGGCGCGTCTCGATGAGATGAACAAGGCCATGGGCGAGGTAGGCAAGCAGGCCCAAGAGGCGGCGCGCGCTGCTGAGGCTGCGGCCAAGACTGCGGAGAAGGTCGGCAAGGGCGCAGAAGATGCCGCCAAGAAGGCCGACGAGGCGGGAAAGATGGCCGATCAGGCGGTGAAGGCGGCTGAAAAGGTCAGTGGCGAAGTGGAAAAGGCAGCGAAGCATGCAACTGAAAAGCCGGCCAAGGCCGAGGCTGCTGCGCCAGCACCACAGCCTGCGCCAGTCACCATCAACTTTGAGGCCGGTGCAATCCAGGTGGATGCCAAGCAACCGGCTGGCAGCAAGACCCTGACGATGCAGGTTGGAGACAAGACGATGACCGGAACGATTGATACCAAAGGAGATAAGACATGATTTCAGCGCTGTTTTCATTCCTCGGGGGCTCTGCCTTCCGCCTGATCTGGGGCGAGGTTTCGTCCTACTTTCAAGCCAAGCAGGACCATACCTACGAGATTGAGCGCATGAAGATTCAAGGCGATCTTGAGGCGGCACAGCACGCGAGAAACCTTGAGTCAATGCGCTTGCAGGCCGATCTGGGCGTCAAGGTGATTGAAGCGCAGCGCGATGCGGCGGTGGCTCAGCTTGAAACTGACGCTTGGCTTACGGCTGTTCGCGATGTTGGCCGGAAAACGGGGATCAAGTTCCTTGACATCTGGAATGGCAGTGTTCGTCCGTTGCTGGCGACCTTGGCCATTCTCGTAGTGGTCGCTGAGGTAGTGGCGACCGGATTCATTCTGTCGGCCTGGCACAAGGAACTGGTTGCTGCCATCCTTGGCTTGTACGTGGCTGACCGATCGCTCACGAAGCGTGGCAAATGATCGACCTTGCCATTCCTGTTGCGCTGGCGCTGGCACGGAGATTCGAGGGCTGCTACTTGCGGCCCTACTTTTGCCCTGCTGGTGTTCCGACGATTGGTTTTGGGGCAACGCGCTATGAAGACGGCACGGCGGTAACGCTCTTTGATGCGCCTATTTCTCGCGAGCGCGCTGAGCAACTGCTGACGCACGAGGTTCGCTCGGTCTGTCTTCCTGCGGTAATCCGGCTTTGCCCGGGTATTGATGATCCAGACAGACTCGCGGCCATCATCGACTTCACGTTCAACCTTGGAACGGGCCGGCTGGCATCCAGCACCTTGCGCCGGCGAATCGCTGCCGGTCGTTGGGGTGATGTGCCTGTCGAATTACGGAAATGGGTGCGAGGCGGCGGGCGAGTTCTCGCCGGCCTTGTCGCGCGCCGCAACGCGGAGGCTGCACTGATATGAGATCGGGAATTCTTAGGAACTACTGCAACACCCTTCGACTGCGCCTCGATGCGCCATTCCCGAGCCAGTTGCGCGGGCGTTCAACCCGATTTTTACGACTTGTGAGACTGAAATGAACGACGAGCCAGTAATGATGAGAAAAGCGAGTGAGTGCGACTGCAAGCATGAGGCAGATATAACTACCCTCAAATCGTCCCGCGACGACATGAAACGCACGCTGGATGGTGTGAGTACCAAGCTGGATTTGATCCTTGCGCAGATCACCAAGGTTGCTGTGCTGGAAGAAAAGCACAGCAACGCCACGTCCGACATTAACCGCGCGCATCTCTACATCAACAACATCGAGAAGGACGTTGAAGTGCTGAGCATGGAGGTTCGCGAGTTCATGAACTACAGCAGGGGCGCTGCGAAAACAGCGCAAGCGCTGTGGGCCATTCTCTCGGGCGGCGTGGGGGCGATGCTTATCAAGGTTCTGTTTTTCATGGGAGGGCATGCGCCGTGATCGAAAGTACGCAAGGAAGTTTGGTCATCGTTGGTGCGAATACCGAAGCGCCACAGGTGTTCTGGAATGGCGCAAATGTGCTTGGCGTTACGGGAGTCATTGTGGAAAACGATCTTATCCACAAGAGGGTGGTTCTCAAGGTCAGGGAAGACCCGATCCTCGCTGAGATGCAGGCGGCGGGCATCATTATTCGGAGGGGTTAAGCATGGGCGAGTTTCTTTTCATCGTGCCGGAAGGCTGGACGCGCATTTCTCAGGAAATGATTGACCAAATCGGTGCCAATCAGATTCTCGGCTGGGTGCAGACGAGCGATTACGGCACACTTGGCATTGCCCTTCGCGAGGCTGGTGGGCCTGAGTCGATCAGCGAAGCGGTATTCTTCAATAGCGAGATTCTGGCCGTCCGCTAAGACATGGCTGCTTTCACGCCGAATACGGGCGGAATCGTCTATTTCGATACGCTGGTAGGGGCTAGCGCGGTCGCTGCCGTTGATACCTATGAGATCAGCAACGATACAACCCTGACGGTTCGGACAGATACCTACGCCTGCGCCAACCATTCGGCGGCGGCAGGCTCGCTCGATACGGTGACCTTCACCGGGCAGGGCGGAACCGTCAATTTCGACCCAACGTATGTGCGCGTGATCGCCTATACGGGCGGCTCGGGCAACTCGCCGGCCTATGGCGCGGCTATCTCGCAGGGCGGCGTGTCCGGGGTGTTCCTCGGCTGCTGGTCATCGTGGCTGGTGGAGCCAACGGCGGCAGGCGCGGCCATCCCGGCAAGCGGGTTCATGAAGATAGGGGGCAAGACCGGCGGCAACTTCGCGGCGGGTGCGCTGACCGGCATCGCGGCAACCTGCTCGGGCGCGGACGTGCAGGGCTGGATCGAGGTTCGCGGCGCGGATACCGCCACCATGACGGTGCCACGGATCGGCGCGGTGACGTCGACCGAAGCGTGGTTCGAGATCGGCACCACCAACGGCACGCGCGGCCAGGTGATTGCATGCCCGACCTGCGCCACCAATGCCGGCGTATTCCCCGGTGTCTGGATTGAAACATCGGCGGGCTCGGGCGTCTATGAACCCTATGCCGGCGCTGGCTCTCAGGTCGCGCTGGCCACGACCCGCACCGATGCCAGCATGAAGATTGTCTGGCAGACAACCTCGGGCATCAGGATCGGCAACGATGGCACCAACGGGGTTGGCTATCTGCCGGCAACGGGCTGCAAGGTACGCATTCCGGCGACCATCCTGACCAACTGCACGCGCTCTGCCGGATCGGGCTCCGGCCCTCGGGTGCTGCCCAATGCCACGATTGCCACGCGGCAGGAGATGGTGACAACGGGCGCGGGCTACTTCGATTTGCGCGGCTGCGTGATCCAGTGGTATATGAACCTGACTCAGGCGTTTTACGCCAAGTACAAGGGCTGCGCCATCAATGACGCGATGATCCTGTCAGAGATCGCCTCGCCGCTGGATGTGGATGATTGCATTGTCGCCCCAACGCAGGCGCAGCTTAACGTCGCCCTGCAAGTGGTGTCGTGCTTTGCGGGCGGGACGATTCAGAACAGCCGGTTCTGGCGCTTCTCTCTGGCTTCGTCCGGCTCCTACACGACCACGCTGAACTATGTGACAAACGTCGCGTTCAGCAACAATGTGTATGGATCGCTCACCCTGCGCGCCAACGCGACGACAGGGATACACAACAGCACGCAGGCGGTGGGCTGCACGTTCTCGGGCGATACGCTGATCGGCGGCCGCGGCCTGTTCGTTGGAGCGCAGAGCTGTACTTTTACCAATACTAAATACTACGATCACACGATCACCACGACGACAGCTAGCACCAATGCTATGTCGGCGTATGAATTCACGACTGGTGGCAACGGTAACACGGTGAGCGGGATACTGCTGCCGCTACCGAATAACGGCCCCTATACCGCACTAGTGACGCTGACAGCCTGCTACAACTCGCTCGTCAAGCTGATCGGGACGGACTCGGTAACACCGCTGGCCATGACCAACACGGTGACGGGCCTGGGCGTCAACGCGACGGGCAACAATGACGGCATCACCATCAAGCGCATGTTTCTGTCAGGCACGCGCACCGGCCCGTATGGTTTTGTGAATTCGGACACGAACGTACTGGTCGAGAACTGCATGGGCGACTATGCGGATACGACCGTGATGGCGGCGCTCAACGCCATTGAAAAGAATGTCGGCATCACCTCGGCGACGACTGGCCAGGTGTCTGTGTATGGGTCGCACTGGAAAACCAGATTCACCAGCACGACGGCAGGCTTTGCCGAGATTACCTGCAACGAGCCTACTGCCGCCAGTGCGGCGCAGTGCGCCATTACCGGAGGCGTGCCACAGTTCAACTCGTCCGGATCGGTGCTGCTGACCAAGATTGGCGACCAAGTTATATGGGAAATGCCGTTCTTTGCCGTGGGTTATACCGCCTTCACCAATAGCGCGCCGACGATCACTGGAACCAATGTCACCTATTCCAGCGGCGCACGATGGGGTAATCACGATCTGGAATTCCAGGTTGATACCGGTTCTGGATACGGCGGTACATGGTTGGCGCTGACGGCGGCAAATCTCATCGCTAATGCCTTCACCGCAGCAGCGGGATTCAAGCTCAAGGTGCGCGCTACTTGCGCGGTAGCAGCGGCGACCAACGTCATCACCAACATGCGCGTGGCGATGACCACCACCAGTGCCGCACAGCAGACGAATCTCTACCCGCTGGACACAGCAACCGTGTCGGTTACCGAATTAGTGGCGGGCTCACAGGTGAAAGCCACCAAGGTAAGTGACGGCACGGTGTTGTTCAACGGCGCAGAGGTTGCTGGCGCGATTTCGTTCGTTACTGACCAGATTGTGCCGATCAAGATCACGGCCCGCAAAGGTACGGGAAGTCCTACCTACAAAGAGTGGGTCACACAACTTACGCCCGTTACCGGGGCGACCACCAGTGCCACAGCACTTCAAGAACGCGACGACATTTAAGGAGTAAGACATGGCCGCTATTAACGCAACCGAATTCAGCATCAATGCCGGTGGAGACATTCGCACGGCAGCGTCTCCACAAATCCACACTGTTCTGGAGTTGCACGAGTGGCTTCAGTCCATGGCGGACGATGCCAACAGCACAGGCGACGATACGGTATCGATCCTGACGGCCAATCCGTCAAAACTCGACGGCCCTCGATCAGCCATCAAGCCGATGCTGCTCAACCTGCTATCAACCTTCAACATTGATGCGACCGCCGCGCAATACTTCAAGTTCGGTTCGATCTCGCAAAACTCCGGCGCTGATCTTTATACCGGCGTCAAGTCCATCGGCTCGCCTCTGGTGGCGGGTAGCCCGATCTACATCGTCCAGAATGCTGCCAAGCTTACTACCTACTGGCCGGCTGGACATATTCAGATTCTGGTCAAGGCCATCACCGCTGGCACGCCGATTGATTCCGGTGACATCCGGGTGTATTCGCGCAAGTATGGCCAAACCTACGGAGACTTCGCGGCCAACCTGATTGCCGGTGGCGAACAGCCTGCCGCTATCTCGACCGCCACAACCGACTGGACGCCGCTGAACCTTGCTGCCGCGCTGGCGCTGTCGGCCAAGGTGACGATCACGACCGGATCGCACAACAAAGACACGGGCGATGGAAACGGTAGTAAAGAATACAAGGGCACGATCACGCTGTCTGGCGGCTGCACCATTGCCGAGGCCGCGCAGTATTGCCAGGCGATCTGTGATGAATCCTCGACAACGACAGTGGATGGTGTGCTGGGATGGAAGTTCCGCAGCCTGGGCGATGGCGCGTATGGCTACACCCCGAACGGTGCTGCGCCTTTCGGCACGGTAGCTGGCGGCAAGTGGTTCGTAGCGCAGGGTTGGTACATTGCCGGTGCACTGGCGGGTGACTTGCAAAAGTACCAGATGATTTCGCACGACGGCACTACGGTCGGCAACCCGGTCGTGGCTGGCATCAGCATTGGCGGTCTGACGGTCGGCGCTCGCCTGCTGGTAGGTAGGGATAGCGGTACAGGGTTCGTCACCAACGAATACACGCTCAACGGCGCAACCACCTCGGGCGGAAACGCCTGCGTCATGAACGAGGTCATCAAGGTCGATACGCCGGATACGGGCTATCTGCGTGTCAATGGCGTGCCGTATCTCTACACGGCAATCAACCGTGGCACCAAGACCTTCACCATCAGCGGTACATGGGGCCAGATTCACGCCAGCGCGTCACCGGCATGGTGCCCGTTCATTGATAAGACGGTGGCTTCCACCACGGAGGCCAGCACCAACTACACCTATGCCAGCGACTTCACGGCGCGGCTGAAGGTGCGCAAGGGGGCGACGGGTGGATCGTTGCAGGCGTTTGAAACTACCTTCGCCTGTACCACCAGCGCCACCAACGGAACCAACGCGATTGCTACGGCGGACGAGTAACGCTCAATGGCACTCACGCCTGACTTCGGCAATCTGCTGATCCTGTCGGATAGCTCGATCACGGATATTGTGACCTTTCACGAGGCGCTGCGTGACATCGAGCAGTCCGATACGGGGATGCTGTACCCGACTGTCCATGCCTATAAAAAGGTGGACTTGGGCGGCGGTGCGTATTTTCACGATGTGCCTTTCATCAACGGCTGGCAACTCAAGTTCCCGACTCCGGGCAATTACACGGTGATCGGCAACATCGGTGCAACGATTGTTCCGGTGGCCGGAGTTTTTGTGGATCGCACCAAGGCGGCGGCATTTGCAACGACATCCAGTGGCGGCAGCGGACCGAGCGCCGCAGAGATTGCCGCTGCCATCCTTGCGCTGGCCCAGATCACCCCTATTCATTCCGATGTACGCAAGGCCAATGGCACGGCCATCACTGGCTCAGGCATTCCGCCTACCTATGACGTGACACTGCCTCCGGTACTCAATCCGGGCGACCCATGGCGACCGGCCTAGTCTATGAATCGCCGTACTGGATTGGCTGGCTGGCCGGATCGTGGGGGCTATCATGGGGATATTCCGCTGATGGCACTCCGATTGAGGTCGATGAGCCTGTCTATTACGGCGGCGGCAAGGCATCGCGCGAGAGCGATGAAGAGCGCACGCGCCTGTTCCGTGAGCACCATGAATACCTCGATGCGATCAAAGTGCGCGTGGCCGATGATGCCGGCAAAGTCACTACTGTTGCAATCCCAAAGACTATGACGCTGCCTGCCTCCGTCAAGGCTCGCGCCATGCGTGGCAATGTGGCGACCATTGACCCGCCAGAAACTGTGGCGGACATCCTCAACGATCCTGTGGCGCTTGGCTTTGTGGCGCTGCTGATGATTGAGGCCATCGAACCATAGGAGATGAGCATGGCAAAGAAATCGAAAAGCCTGGGCACTGTCAGTCCCGACGAAGAGTGGCAGGTGGAAGACGACATGCGCACCCTGATGCGCGCCAAGGAAATCCAGGCCGATCCAAAGCGCATGGCCAAGGTCAAGACGTTGGCCCGCAAGAAACTTGAAACCGTCGCGTCCGTTCTGGGCGATGTTTCCGAGTCTGAGTAATCCCATCCACCAAGAGCAGGAGTTCTGCACATGAGCAAACAAGACCAAGAGTATGACCGCGATGCCGCACTGGCCAATCTGACCGACGAAGAGCGTGCTGCGATTGAGGACGATGAATTGAGCCCGGAAGAAAAAGCCGCGCTTGAGGATATTGCCGGCGATGACGAAGACGGCGAGGATGACGAGTCTGATGAAGATGAGGATTCGGATGATGACGAAGACGGCGAGGATGAAGGCGAAGCGAAGAAGGCTGAGCCGGTCCAGAAGGCCGATGACAAGGTAGAGGACAAAGGCAAGGCGGAAGCGTCTGCCGGCGAAGACGAAGACTCTGCGGAGTTTCGCTCGCGCTACCAAGTCCAGCTTCCTGAAGACTTCAATGACCAGGTAAAGGCACTGGATCAGCAAGAAGCGGAGATCGCCAAGAAGTTCAAGGCCGGCGAGATGGAAGTCGAAGAGTTCGTCGCCGAGAACAAGCGTATCTCGAATGACCGTTCCAAGCTGGACCGGATCGCGACCAAGGCCGAGATTGCCTCCGAGATGGGTGCGCAGACTGCTGAGCAAGAGTGGCAATGGACGGTAGACAAGTTCATGCGCCAGATCAAGAAGGACGAAGGCGTTGATTACCGCAAGGACGAAGCCAAGGCGGCTGATCTGGATAGCTTCGTCAAGGTGCTCGCGGCCAACCCGGCGAACGAAGGCAAGGATATGGAGTGGTTCCTGTCTGAGGCCCACAAGCGCACCAAGGCTTTGCATGGTGTTGCTGCTGACAAGCTGGCACCAAAAGCGGACGGCGACAAAAAGCCGGAAGCCAAGACGCGCAAGCCGAATCTTGACAAGTTGCCGGCTAACCTTTCGCAGGTTCCTGGCGGTGATGGCCCGGGCGATGTAGGCAGTGAGTTTGCCGACATCGACAAGCTGGATGGATTGGCCTACGAAACAGCGCTGGCCAAGATGACGCCTTCCCAGCGTGAGCGGTATCTGGCGACGGCATGATGTCTGACGGTCTCTCCCAAATGACTATTGATGTGCGGCCCGGAGAGCATTTGTTGCTCGATGGCCGGCGCATCGTGGTCGAACTGCTGGAGAAGAGCGGAAAGCTCGCGCGGCTGCGGGTGACTGCGCCGCGCGATGTGAAAATTGAGCGGGAGGAATGCGATCAGCCTCCTGCCATGCGTGATTCAATGGTCGCGTAACAAGAAATAAAGCAGGGCGCGCAGGAGTGTGCCTTGGTTGATTCAACTTAACCAAGGAGCCTACTCATGGCACGCACGATCATCGGGGTGAATGATCCCCGCGCAGTAAAGAAGTGGTCGGGTAATCTGGCCCTGGACACTTCGGCCAAGTCGTACTTCAACTCCCGTTTCATGCAGCGTGGTGCAGAAGCGGAAGTTCCCGTCCAAATCCTCACCGAGCTTGAGTCGGATGCTGGCGAAGAGATCAAATACGATCTGCTCGCCGAACTGACCATGGCCCCGGTCGAAGGCGATGACACCCTCGAAGGCAAGGAAGAGAAGCAGCGCTTCTATACCGACTCGGTGTATATCGACCAAGCCCGTTGCGGTGTGAATACCGGTGGCCGCATGACCCGCAAGCGCACGCTGCACAACCTGCGCGAGAAGGCCAAGCGTCAGCAGTCCTCGTGGTGGGCCCGCTTCTTTGATGAGCTTCTGTTCATCTACGGTTCCGGCGCTCGCGGTATCAATCCGAACTTCCTGGTCTCGACCAGCTACGCCGGTCGCGCCAATAACGCGCTGGTAGCCCCTGACGCCAATCACACCCTGTACGGTGGCGATGCAACGCTCTTTAGCAACATCGATGCCAACGACAAGATGTCGCTGACGGCAATCACCAATGCGCTGAACCGCGCCACGGTGCAAGGTGGCGGAATCTCCGGCGTTCCGGTCATGCAGCCGTGCAAGATCGACGGCGAAGAGGTTTTCGTCTGCGTGATGCACACCTGGCAGGAAGACGACTTGCGCAAGAGCACCGCCACTGGCGATTGGCTCGACCTGCAAAAGGCTGCTGCCGGCGCAGAGGGCAAGAGTTCCCCGCTGTTCAAGAAGAACCTTGGCATGCACCGCAATGTGATTCTGCACAGCCACAAGAACGTGATCCGCTTCAACAACGCAGGTGCTGGCGGCATTGAAGCGGCCCGCGCCCTGTTCATGGGATCGCAGGCCATGACGGTCGCCTTTGGTTCGCCTGGCACCAACATGCGGTTTGATTGGAACGAGGAAGCTCGTGACAACAACAACCAGGTGGTCATCACCTCGGCGGCGATCTTCGGTTGCAAGAAGGTTACTTTCACCACAGACGAGGCTGGCGCGCAGGATTTCGGCGTGATGGCTATCGACACTGCCTGCGCTACTCGCTAAGGAGATAAATCATGGGTCAATTGACTGGAACTAACGACTACCTGACGCGGCGCAAGCCGATGCCGACCAGTTCTGAAGCTGCCGAGACGCTTTCGGTTCGCTTCACGCTGGCCATGGCCACTGGCGATCTTGATGTGGGTGACATTGGCGCGATTGGCATTCTGCCTGCCGGCCATGTGCCTGTTGATATGTTCGTTGATGGCACCGACATGGACACTGGCGCGGCTGCGCTGGTCGTTCAGTTTGGTCTTGGCAACCTCGCGTTGCAGGATGCGGCTGGCGCTGTCTCGGCTGACGCCAAGAACACGCTGATCTCGACGGTAGCGAAGGATGGCGGCGCGGCGTGGGGCTCCACCACTGCGGCCAATACCTCGTTCATGCAACAAGTCATCGGCTACCCGATGACCCAGGTGCAGGCCGTGGATTATGACCGCTACATCGTGGCCAAGATCACCACGGCTCCGACTGCTGCGGCTGCTGGAACACTCGGCTTGACGCTGAATTACCGTGCTGTGTAAGGAATCCAAGCCCTCCCTTGGGTGCTGCTCTCTCGCTTGAGAGTTTGAAGGGGGCGCAAGCCCCCTTCCTTTTGATAAGGACGAATCATGAAACTGACTACCGACATGAAGCCGCGCAAGGATGGCACCGTGACGGCGACCGTTCCGGCAACGGATGCGGTCCCGTCTTCGCGCTATGTGTTCAAGCAAGATGCCGATGGCCGGCTGCTGTGCGATGTTGAGCACGAGGCCCATATTGGCTGGCTGCTAGATAGCGGGTTTTTCTACCCTGCCGACGAATCCGACATCGAGGCTGGCATTGATGCCGTCAATCAGCAGCACGACGATGGCGAAGGCTCCGGCGAGGACGAATCCGACATTGAGGCTGGCGCAGAAGAGCAGCCAAAGAGCAAGAAGAAGAGCAAGTAATTCGCCATGAAGGCGTGGAGCGCGTTCTATCCTGATGTGCTGCCGGATCTTCCAGGGGCTCCGCTGCCCATGGTCGATCACTGGCTGCGCAATGCGGCCATTGAGCTTTGCGAGCGCAGCAAGGCGCTGGTGGCTGATCTTGACTTGATTGATGCGGTAGCCAATCAACCAGGGTATGAATTGCTCATGCCTACCGGGTCTGATCTGGTCGAGATTACTAGCGCGTGGTTTTCTGGCAAGAAGATCACGCCGAAGTCGCCCCTGTATCTCGATAGCCACTACGAGGACTGGACCGCGCAAGTTGGCACGCCTGAGCACTACACGCAGCAGGGCATGGATTCTGTTTTGCTGGTGCCCATGCCGTCCGCAGACAGTACCGGTGCCATCAAGATCAAGGCGGCGATCAAGCCATCGGCTACCGCAACTGGTGTTGATGACTGGCTCTATGCGCAGTTCAGAAAGGCGCTGGCCGCTGGCTGCAAAGCCGGAATGATGGCCATGCCGGGTGTGGCGTGGGCGAATCCTGATCGGGTGACGCTCAATGCCGGCTTGTTCGAGGCGGCGGTGTCTGACGCAATGGCGTCGGCCACCAACGGCTTCACGCGCGCCAAACCGCGATTCTCCGGGGGGTTCTGTTGATGGCCAAGGTCTCCTCGATTACCAACCGCGCCGGGAAAATCCTCAAGGATGCTAACCACGTCCGCTGGACTGCTGCGGAACTATTGCTTTGGTACAACGATGCGGTTCGCGATACCGTCCAGTTCGATACGGCGGCAAACGCGAAGCATGCAACGCCGATCCTCATTGCTGGCGCACGTCAGTCGCTCCCGCCTGATGCTGTAGCCCTGATCGATGTTATCGGGAACATCAATACCGATGGCTCGCAGGGTGCGCAAATCTTCATGTGCGAGCGCAAGGCGCTGGACGCTTTCATGCCCAAGTGGCAATCGACCAGCCAAAAGACGGTCATTCAGAACGCAATGTACGACCCGAAGGACCGCAAGACCTTCTATGTCTATCCGCCTGTTGCGGCCGGCACGAAGATTGAGTTGGTGCATTCCTATCTGCCCGCCGATGCGACGGATGCGAACGCCGACAACATCTCGCTCGACCCGCAGTATTTCACCCCGCTGCTTGATTACGTGCTGTGGCGGGCCTTTTCCAAGGACTCCGAGAACCCGGCCAGCAAGGCGCGATCGGAGTCGCACTCATCTGCTTACCAGTCTGCCATCTCGGCAATCATCAACATTCGCAACGGCACATCGCCAACTCAGGAGTAAATCACCATGGCCAACGGTTTCTCGACCTACCTTTCACAGAAGTTGATCGATGTGACGCTGCGCGGACAAGCCTACACCCCGCCGACCAATCTTTACCTGGCGCTATTCACGGCTGACCCAACAGACGGCAATGTGACCGCTAACGAAGTGTCCGCACTGGCCTGGACTACTTATGCCCGTCAGGCAACCGGGGCATGGGCGGCGGCTGG